TCCATAAGAACACTCCTAAGTTCTGCTCCGAATGCAGTAGGTTCCCTAGAGTTACCATTAGATCCCCTTACGAAGTAATCGTAAGCTGACATAGCTTCTGGAGAAAGGTCATCTTTAGGAGTTATTTTAGCAAACTCTGTATCCAACACCGTTCTCTCTCCTTTTTGTAAGAAATGGTTAATCTCATGATGCATAGTCGGAACATTATCTACGTGAGTAGTACCTAATCCCATCATATCTTCTGGCCTAACCTGAACCCCATATTGACCAACTGTTGCACCTTTAGGGAAGTACGCAGCATTATTAAATAAAGAGCTGCTTGCAAAATTAGAATTTTGAATGTTGGTATTTCCAACTATATTGGCAGCCTTGTAATCTGCCGCCATACGATTATAGGTTGGGGCATTTCGTAGCCTATCTATACGCATCTTAGCTTTCTGTAAAGACGTATGAGAATTAAGCATTGGAGCCATAGATGGGGAATACATGTCTGCAAGCCTCTGTGTACCTCTAGTAGTCGAAAGCTCTCTAACTCTATTAGCTATAACAGAGTCGAATTTATCCGCACCGCTAGCAAGTTCATTCATAAATCTTACCGCCTCCCCTGGATTAGGGCTCGTCATAAACGACTCATAATTTAAATTGGGGGAGTTAGAGTAAGATATGTTGTTAAGTCCCACACCTTCCGTTCCTGAAAACCTCTCTACCTTACGTAAAGCTATATCCCGTGCCGTTAAAGGTGTAGGTGTAGGTCTATTCCATGGAAACTTAGGTAACTTAGGTAGTGTAAACCCAAGTTCAGATACATTGGATGTATTCGAAGCAGCCTGTCCCGGTAAGTTCAGCGGGCTTGTAGTTTCTACAGCGGCAGCAACTAAAGGATTATCTACTTTCTTAATAACATTCGTAGCAGTGTTCAAGTTAATATTTGGTACAGGTATAGTAGGAACTGTAGACTTAACATTCTTTACTGTCTTAAGAGCTTTAAGTGATTTTACCCCTTTATCTATTAGACCTAATGTTTTCCCAACAGGAAACAGAACCTCAGGTATAATGTTGTGAGGAGTAATCTCTCCCCCACTAGGTGTACCATCCCACTCAGGTCTAAGATTTCTGAAAGAGTCGTATTCATATCCTTCAGGAATTACAGGGGATACATACCCAGGCAGATTATCATTAAGGTGCTCATCAAGTAATGGGTTGAACGGTACTTTAACTTTTGTATTTAAAGTTTCTTGTGTGTTATTATAAACTGATGTATTATCAGAGGCTGAATATAAATCTGCGTAAGGGTCATATACTGGTGGATCATGTGGTCCTAACCCCCCATGATTAAATTTCTTTCTTATTCCTCCATTCTTGTGGGTACGATGTAGCCCCTCCATTATGTTTTTATTTAGAGGTATAGCCTCTTCTAAATCTTTAAGTCTTTTACTTCCACCTATACCTTTAGTTACATATATAGAGTCATGCCCTTTACCCATTATTTCTTTAATCTTTTCTACGGACCAAACCTCAGGTTTAGGGGCATAGAAAGGGTTTTTAGAATTCATGTATGTTTGGTATCGAACATTCCCGTAATCTTTATACTTAGTTGCATTTGGAGTAAACCAAGTCATATTGTTAGGGACTGATCCAGACCCTCTTGTGTTTACATTAACTAAGTCTATAGGGTCCATGATAGTTCTTCCATCAGCTTTTACATTGTCAGCTAACCTTTGATTTCTATAAAAAGGTGTAGGAGCTTCTAACTTTAACTGCTTAGCCTTGGAAGGTTTTAGTATATTAGACACTATAGCGTCATCTCCCTTCTTAACAATCCCTTTAGACATGGTAGATAGATACTCTGGTGTTACAGCTCCAGCCTTACTTATATTTTTGGTAGTCTTCACTGCGTTGGCTCCAAGTTTTAATGTCTTCCCAACAGGAAACATTAACTCAGGTAAAATATTATCCGGTGTAATCTCCCCTGATTGAGGGGTTCCGTCCCAGTTATCCTGAAGCTTTCCTGTCGCAGGACTCCAATGCGTACCCTCAGAGGTTTGAAATGAAGCATTAAGCTCCGCAGTACTGTTTACTTGTGTGTTGTCAGACTCTGACATTATATCTTTATAAGGGTCAAATGTTGGTCCCGTATATTCTTCGTATTTCTTCTTTTTCTTATTCTTTACCCCTCCGTTCTCGAAGCTAGGTCTAGGGTACTGAGGTAATTTCCAGGAGCCTCCTGCAAATTTTGCTGCTTCCTTTTCAGTATCGAAAGGGATTCCCTCGCCTGCATTCATAGCTTGCCTAAAAGATTGAGGATGATACACACTATCAGCGTATGGAGCCCTGTCGTTTGTCACAGAGGGTGCAGAGTAATACTTCCCATCTGCTTCATATGTTCTAGATAAATGTGTAGAGTGTGTATTTGGGGCCTGCTCAAAATCTAATGCATAATTTTCTCCCTGAGCGGGCCTCATCATTCTATATTTTCTAGCCTTATCTGCGTTAGTAGGGGGGTCACCCTTAATTCCACCTTTCTTGTACGTCTTCTTGAATCCCCCCTCACTGTAACCTGTTACATTCTTGGCCATGTCCCATAAACTAACTTTCTTAGTTTCATGCGGTACATACTTCTTAAGACTTTTAACTTCATCTAAAGATAATCCTAGATCTCTGTACGAGCCTAGGTTTATATCTACAGGTAGCTTAGATTTTATATGATCTGCAGCGCTGTGTGCGTTCTGCCAAGGATTATCATACTTACCTTTAGTTATTTCGTCCCACACTTTACCTGCAGATGCTCCCGTCTTCTCTATATTCTTTTGTGACGGGTTAAAATCATAACTGTCAGAGACATGTACATTACCAAGCTCATCTATTGTGTAGTTTGCGTTTCCAGTTAAAGCATATAATGCTTCTCTTGTACTGTTACTTCCAGAAGGAAGGAAATCATCTATTAGAGTATTAGCAACTCCACGAGATTTTAAAACCTTTAAAGCTGCACTACTAGATGATGCATTCTTGACATCACTTTTATTACTGTAATCCCTGTAATCTACTACACCGTCCTTACCTTTGTTTAAGTTGTCCCTTAAAATTGATTTGTAAGAAGCAAGTTCATCCGCTCGTAAGTCGTCCTCATCCACATCAAAGAAGGATTCATCGTCCTTTACAAATCCATAGTGTTGAAGCATTGAATTGGCAAGGTACTGAACGTAAGATTGCACTGATTGTGATGCACTATCTAATGTTGTCCTCTGAGCCTGACCTTTAAGCCAGTCCATGGTACCAATACTATCACTAGATGTTCTGTTAGTATATTTAGCATAAGCTTTTGCGGTATCTTCACCCCAATCACCGTCTACACCATCACCATTTGCACCAAACTCACCAAGATCGTACCCTTCATCAACTAGTAAAGCTTGAAGAGCCATTATATCTTTCTTCCCTTTAGGACGTTTAGGTCCTCCTTCTTCATATTGTTTAATACCCCCATCTCTATACTGCCCAGGTTGAACAAAAGATGTGTTTCTAGATCCGGAAGTTTGATTTAATCCTACACCAGTTTTACCTGGAGTGACAAATTCCTTGCTAGAGGGTTGTGATTGTGGTATAGCTTGAGCTGGAGGTGGTGGAACTGGAGCTAGGGGAGGCATTTGTACAGCCTGCTGTTGACCCTGTTGCTGAGGGGCGCCTTGTTGAGACTCCGCCTGAGCAGCTCTTTCTTCCTCTTGAGCAATAGCCTCATACGCAGGAACCTCAAGGCTCCCTTGTATCGACTGCTTAATTATATCCAGCTTACTTACACTATCCATGTGATATTATTTAGAAGGGTTACTTTTACTCTCTTTTCTTTTTGCTGCAGCTAGTTTTTTCGATTCATTCTTGGAACCCTCAGATATTTTACTCTTATCTATGGATTCTTTAGCTTGATTCGATCTAACTGTTTCTGAAGCTTGAGATCCTTTAGTATCTGCCTCTCCCTCTTTTATATCTAACTCTCTATCTTTAAGTATAGCGTCATTTTCATTTTTAGCATGACTAACTCCCGCAGAGATTTCAGCAACATCTATTTTGTTCTGTCTGTCCTTCTCGTTGTTCATGTTCTCATTCTCTACCTCAGCTTGTTGTTGTTCTAGTTGAGCTTGAGCTTGAGCTTGTTCAGCCTGTTGTGCAGCCTCTTCCAACTCTTGTTGTGCAGCTTCTGCTTTCTTAAGATTAGATTTAATCTGAGAGAAACTCTTAGAATCTAACATCTCTACTACAGCTGATGCTGGTAAACCGTTCTGAATCATTGCTTGACTCATCTGTCTAGCCATCTCTATCTTCTCAATCTCATCACCAGAATCCGTCATCCATAAACCATATTCTGATTCCATATGCTCTGAAGACTCTACGTCTAAGAACTCTGCCATACCATCCGGCATGATGAACGATGCTTTCTTACCATTTACCCACGCTTCTTTGGAATAATCCAACAAAGCTTGCATATCTCGTTGCTCTAATTGATTGAACTTACGATATAAATCCTCAGTAATATGAGATGACTGAATTATAGCCTGCTGGCTGGACGCTTTTCCTTCATAGGCACCAATGTCACCCTGACGCTGTCTATTGACACCAGAGAGCTTCTCCCACTCCTCCATGACAGAGTTTAAGAGTACGATATACTGCTCAATAGTTTTGATAGACATATCTAAGACAGATTGATGTTGTGGAGAGAGTTGAACTCCTTCCTTATTATAATCTACCCAAGCGATTCCTGTACCCTCAACAAAGTGCATGAACTTGTCCATATCCCACTTCTTAGGTATCATATTAATATCAAACTGTGCAATTATTCCCTTAGAGCGAGCGATAGCGAGCTCAAGACGATACTTGTACACATTATAAGTCAATTGATAAGGTACCCCTAAAGAAACTAGGGATATATTTTCAGCATTCACATCTGAATATCTTCTACCATTAATAGGTAGTTTACATAAAGACGGGTTGTCTAAAGATGAGCGTTGGTTTGTTATAGGCTTAATATCCTTAAACATTCTACCATCGATTTTATGTCCACCCCAAACTTCATTAACCCATAGCCATTCAAGTTTAGCTCCTTGTTCTTTAAGTTCTTTAGGCATTTTAAATCCATCTTCAACTTCCATTTCTTCCATCTCTCCTGTTTCAGGATTAGGGAAAGCCACAAAGCCGATACGTTTTCTAGACTTCCAATAGACAGTGATAAGTTCTATCAGTCTGTTACTGAACTGGTTGCCATTAGGACCTGATGATCCCATAGCTAGCCAAGGTATATGAGAGTTACCCATACCATGTGGCTCTTCTAAACTAAGAGATTCTTCATCAGTAAGTTCATCATGAAAGTAATCTATAAGTGTGGACGCATGTACAAACTTTCGTACTATAGCCCAATCTCCATCCTCAACAAAGTCAAGATCTGGATCTAAATCGTAATCAACATCAATAGGATTAAGTATATCATAGAAGACTTCGTTATGTCTAACCCCTCTATGTGTATACACTTCTCCGGATACTAAGTAGTGGAACCAAGCTTTGTTAAGCTTATCCTGCACTTCTTCTTTAGCCATGATATAGTTCATAGAGTTCTGTCCCATAATAGCTCTGTTATCTACATAGCTATTATTGAAAAGCTCTTCTATTTGCTCTGGCATATCTATTTCAGTAGGATCCATACCGGTATCTATCCCAGCTTTAGAAGCTGCGTTAGCGAAGTGTTCCTGTAAGTTTCTGTAGATACTCTCGTTCTTAGCCTCTTCTTTTCTGGTTACAGAGTTTGCGTTTAGAACTCCAACAGTAAAGTTTAGAGGTCTTTTAGCTTTCTCACCTAGTAAAAGGTCAATGATGGGTTTAATTATAGGGAAATTCCTCAGTGTAGAGGGAAAGTTTTTACGTGCTTTACCATACGGCTTAAGTATCTTAGAGTAGTCAGACTCATCAATAACTCCGTTATACATATCATAGTACTTCCGTAATTCATCTCTCCTATTGGACATGGATGAAGTGTTGGTTGATAGATCTATATACCCATCAATACATGCTTCTCTCCATTCCTTATTCTTCTTATTCATAGGCAGTTTCTGCCTAGGTAAACTATCGTATCCCATAATTGAACAAATTTAAGTAAATTACAGCACCTGTGAGAGTGCTGTATAAAATTATTGTATACTTTATAAATATGCCACTTTAGTAGTTTTGATCAAACCACTCGTCGTGAGCCCTATCCTCTAGTACATCTTTAACTTCTGCATTATATAATTCTCGAGTATGGTACATTCCAATCATGAATGCCATCACTCTATCAAAGTTTCCTTTATGATTAAATTTAATCAGCTCTTGAAGTAAAGCTAAATCAAATATTTTATGTAAATTTAGTGTTTTTTTCCCATTCTCGTCAGTAGATCGGGGAGTATTTAACCAATCTCTTATGTAAATCTCTCCCTGGCGCTTCCTAGCCTCGGTCATGTGCATACCAAACTGTCTTCTAACCGTCTTAGATTGCAGATTCTTTTTATCTAGCATCTCAAATTCTTCCTGAAGCTTATGTAAACGTCTATGCCTCTTAGCATAAGGTATTACTTCACCCCTGTCATTCTCGAAACCAATCTTACATCCGTAGTATTCAGCCAACATAAATAGATTCCTATTGTAGTCATCAGATGTTTCTGGTCTACCAACGTAGCTAGCAACGATCATATCATCCGGAGACGATATATTGTTAGGTCTTTTTATTACGTACGCCGCCCCTAAAGAGGAAGAATCCGCAGATTGATTCTGGCCATATGGATCATGGCAGATTACATACATATTTACTGGTACCTGTTGGCTTTTATTCCTGTAGGGAGATTCGTATATGACTACACCACCAGTGTTATCATCATCTCTCCTGTGAGGGTACTTAATTATAGGTCGAATATCTCCGTCCATTCTAAACTTAGCATGCCCCTCAGTATTGTAGTAAAATATACCAGCTGTACCCACAGATTGTAATCCTCTGGACTTCACGTAGTTATACTGCTCGTGTAATGAAGCAACATCAAATAGATTCGATGTAACCTGTAGAGTAGCTTCCTGTGGAGAGTTAGGGTGTTCCGCAATATACTGATCTAATGATTTAGCATCTGCAGCTCCTTTCTTTTTCTCCCTCATACCACTCTCGTGTGCCCTGGCTTCTTCTCGAAGAGAATTCCCACTCTCATCTATAAACCCATCCAAGTTTGTATGTATAGGAACAAAGTACCCACATTTGGTACCCATAGAACCTTCATCCCAGATATTATTATAGTCCATACAGTCATACGACGCTGGATTATAAAATATCTCTTCCATAGCCTCAAAGTCTGCCCCCTCTTCACCGCCGGTACCAAAAGCTACCATTAGTCCAAGTGTTTTAGAACCTTGACGCATCGTAGGCATTGTTACCTCCCACGCTTTAAGGAGTCCGGGGAAAGAACCTGCTTCCTCAAAGAAAACAAGCTCTCCCGCCTTCCCCCTTACTTTATCTGGGTTATCCTTTAAGGACACCCCCATGATCTGGGACTTCATGCCCATCTCTATTTCAATACCATTTACCTTCTTCTTATATCCAGACATCTTACTCATCTCTCTGTCTCTTAGTCGAGGCTGAGCCCATGCAGTGTTGTCGTCTATAAAGGAAAGGAATTCCCACACCTTAGAAAGGATACCATCCCCAATAAGGTATTCTTTACTGTTTGCAAATACAAAATTCTTTGAGTTCTTTAATAAGAAGTAGTTCCTAGCAAGCATCGAGCCAGCCTTGTAAGAGTATCCCTTACGACGTGCCTTCAATACGATCATGTGCCTGTTAGTTCTCCTAGCTTCATCAATCTCTGTGAAGTATTCGTGATCCCCATCATAGAACGCTGGGAAAGATCTTTCACGTTTAGATTGTATAGTACCATCAGGTAATACCTCATCCACTGCCCTATCAATTGGGCAATAGTTAAGGTAGAAGTAATGGAACCCGGTTATAACTACCTCGTCCTCAGTACCTTCATCTACTGTGTATCCGTAAAGACATTTTTGTTTTTCTGTATCCCAATAGGAGTAGTACTCCCTGGTTCCTGGAAGGGCATTCGTATAGTAGCCATTGTTCTCAAACATTATGGCCGGCTCCCTGAACCTATTTACATCTTTAAATAGTTTCAAGGCTAGATTTTAGTGTCATTAATTCTGCACATTTCTCATACTCTTCTCTGTTTGAGAAATGTTCTATTATCATATCCAGTGTTGCTGCATCCTTACCGTCCCCTACTTCAGGGTTAAACGGTAAAATATCTTCTTGTGTATCTTCAAATGATGTTCTTCCCGTAATTAAATTATACGCATTGTTCATTGCATCATCATACTTTTTTAAGTCTTCTATAAAGTCCATTACATACTGTATTTATTGACCTCTACGCCACCTCTGTTTGGATTGTTAGACTGCTCTTCCTTCTTAACTATATCTTCTAATCTAGAAAGACCATCTACCACTTTACCCATCTTTTCAAGGTTACCTATTAAATCCTTTGCAGAATATATGGGTTTGTCTCGATCATCAAGTAACGTGAGATCTATTGTTCTAAAATACTTCTCTAACTTAACTACAGATTCTGTAGCAGCTTTGAGAAGCCTAACTGCAGAGGTCTCAATAAGTGTTTCGTACTTTCTGCAAGCCTCAGCTACCTTAGTAGATGGCTTCCAATTTTTAGCTCCGTACACACTTTCTTTAACCTCTATTTCTCGTTGAGCCCACTCGTAAACAGAAAACGGGGATCTATGATCTACCATGAAGTAGACATACCCCAACTCCAACTCATCTAGACTCTTAAACTCCAGTATTGTTGTAGCATATGCACTAGGCACAGCCTTGTTGTTAACTATATGTATTAAATCATCCTTTAGATTCATCTGATATTCTATTTACGTGCTTTATTCTTTCTTTCTTCGCTGAAAACTTACCAAAATAAGGTAGGCGTACAGGGGCGAACGATCCTTCCTTCATAACTTGATTAACAAATTTGAACTGGTACGATACGATTTCCTCAACCTTGCTTATAGGTAAATTATATTTATTAGCTAAAAAGTATATTAACTCTTGACTATTTTTTTTCACCTTCTTCTTCTAAACGCTTCTTTTCTGCAGCAGCTTTTATTTCAGTAAGATCTTGTGCCTTCCATTTGTTCTCTGGACACGAAGTTGTCTTCCACTTAGCTTTATGTTCTACCAAGCATCCACACTTACCACATCTCATAGCATTACGCATCAAATGTACGCACCCATCACATGTAAGTAACCTAGCTTTGTAATCTTCTGTTGAACAGTTAGGTGCACCAGCAAGAACGTACTTACTCATGTCTCTACCAAAAGACTTCATCATCTTGAATACATTTGGAGGCTTAGCAGGAACAATAGGTGCCTCTTTTACTGCTGTAGGAATAACTTTAGGTGTTTCCTTTATGACCTTGGCTGTAACCGGTACTGCAGACCTAGTTACTTTCTTCTTTTTAGTATTCTTCTTCATAGTACTCTATTTCAATTCTTATTAGTTCTCCTTTAGAGTCCTGAACTATCATAACTCCGTACCCTCTCATATCAAAATGGGATATTACTGCGTCTAACTCAATGTGCATGCTTTATTAGGATTTCTACGCTATCGGTATCCGGCTCTAAAAGCTTGTTTAATATATACCCGCTTTCCTTCTTAAGCATAACACCCTTGTCCTTAAACCTTTTAACGTAATTGTTAAGTGTGTTGTGATCCTTTATTCCTACACGTTTTGCAACAAGCTTCTTGATCTCTATGTTACATGCGTTCATAGCTGATGGGGTTTGATCCCTGTTTACATCTATAAATGCTGCAAGTATACGAAGCTCCTTAGGTGTTAGGTTAAATAATCCGTTCCACAACCCAAGATACTTATAAGTTGTATCAATCTTTACTGTTATTCTCTTTTTTTTCATAATTTCTATTCTTCTGGCATATCTACAGACAGCTTTATGTAAAATTCTAACCCACTGAACCCTATCTCTGTATCGTAAGAAGATATAACTCCATCCTCTAACTTTACATCCATCTTAGACTCAATACTTAGTAAAGTGGAAAGCCATTCTCCCAGACTCCCCACTTTTATACTACTAGTTATCAAACTTTACCAAGTACTTGGTGCTCGCCGATTAATAAGCAGGCTTTATCATCTATATCCATTCGGATAGCTTCTGTTCTAGGATCTATCGTAGCAATATCCCCTACTTTAAGGAATGTACAATGAGGTCCTACAGCTAATACCTTTAGAATATTAGTTTCCAGTGATTTCCTAGTGACCTCATCTAAAATGATTCCTGAGTCTGTTGTTTCTGATGTTGGGTCAGGTAAAACTACCCATGCCCCGTTAGGTTTGAAATTCATAATGTCTTTGTGTTGGTTATGGTACAAATATATAAAAGAATTGTATACAAAACAAAGTTTAGAAAAACTTTCTCAATCTTTCCCGTATCCACCCTGGATTTCTTACCTTTACATATATAATATATTAGTAACATTCAATACTTAATGTGATGGGATAAAAGTGGCAAAAGGAGGCATCCTTATACTGACAATAGTGATATTGTTGAGTATGATATGCGCTGTAGAAGGTTGGGGAATATTTGTTACTCCTATATCCGTGCTTGGGATACATCCAACAACAAGAACATCTTTCACATACTTTATAACAATACAAACCTTAATACTCGCAGCTCTTTATAGCCGTAGAAACGTTAAACCTTTGTTAGTGTTTATAGGGCTGGCTTCGCTTACCCTAATATCGATCTATGACATGGTTAACTACAATAGATACCATAACTTCTTTGCAGCTATGTTCTTTATATGTCAACCCATAATATTCTTCCTAGAGTATAAGACAAAAAAAGACCCTTACGAATTAACGAAGGGTTCAGTATTAGTGTTCTTTATGATACTATACGCAGCTGGTATATTACCTATACCAATCTTCGAATTGTTATCATATGCATGTTTGATTCTGTTCTTGTAAGTCTCCCCTAAAGAGACCTATCCCCCTTGGAAATTCTTTTCAATTTAGACTTCTTCATAGCAGTGCTCCGTGTTACGGGACCTAAGGATAATAAAACTGGTGTTATTTCACCGCACTTACCTGTGTGCATTTTACCCTAACTAAGCGTTATACTAAATCTTTCTGAAGCTATTGGAGAAAACTCTATTCCTTATTTAGGAACTACAATCCAACTTCTAATCCCCTTTTTGATTACCGAGGGATGATACTTTTACAAGTGCTTCGATGCCAAATATACTAAATATTATTTAACTACCGCAATTTTCACAGTCCGGATCTTGAATACTACAAGCTTTTGGTTGCTCTTTATTTTCCAGATCATCTAACCAAGTATCCATATCTCCATTGGTAGTCTGGGCTTTCTTACATTTGCAGTTTCCACCACATTTACATTCTTTTTTTTCACTCATTATTTTAATTTTTAGTGGTTAAAAAAGACCCCTTTGATAGAGAGGTCTTTAGTATTTTCCGTACCTGTTCGTAATGGTGCAGTAGCAACACATATCAAAAAGACACCTGCCCTGGCTTACCGTCCCTATAAAACTCTTAGGATAGCGAAATTCCTTGTCCTTACAAAGGTAAAAATTTCCAGGGAACTAAAAAATATTTCGAGGCCTATTTGTGAACGTGTGAACCAATTCAAACAGTAACCCCCCTTCAACTCTGGTGGCAAAGCGTCCCCGGCGTGTTATTCAAATAAATTGTTCTATGAAACAATATATTCATATTACTTCCATCTCCAAGGAGAAGGAAGCAACTGGTAAGAACGGTGTATACACCTATCATACCATGGTTTATGTCACCGATGCCGGTGATAAACTCTCAGGTCGTGTCTTCGACAAAGACCTGTTTGATGTTGAAGGCGTTGCCTTATCAACACAGCTAGCTACGGATAAGTATCCTACACTATCAGCTATTGCGACCAAGGTCGAAATAGATGCAGCTAAAGCAGCATTCAAACTCTACGATCCTATCGTTGAGTAACCCTAAAGAACCTAACGGTTCTTTTTTTATTTCTTATTTAGAATAACTGGGTTGTCTTGGTCTGCTTGACTGCGTGTCTGCTAGCCATCACAACCCTGAAATCGATACATCCTGTCATCTATACCAAATGATGACATGTAATACTATAACATAAACTACATAAAGCGCATGAGAAACGTACACATTAACACACCAAGTATAACGGAAACAGATTTGTTTTACCTATCAGTAAACATATTCAACTTAGAATTAAAGCTAAATAGAAAGCTTTGTACTGAGCACCCTTATTATAAGAAGAAGATAGAGATGATTACTACTTTAAGTAATCAAGGATTAGATGTTGGTGATTTTATAGCACTTGATAAACAAGCTGTTGAATATATTGCAAAGCATAGTGATTAACATAAGATGCTCCGATGATAGCTTAGGCTTAGGAGTTAGTCTTTACCATATAACCAGGACTAAATGTTCTTGGTCGTAAACAGAAGCACCTCGTCAAAACAAAATAACCATCCTACGGACTATGGTTGAGGTGTGGAGTTTACATAATAACTAAATAACAGACAAATGAACAAATTCTATGAAATTGCATTAAAAGCTAATGGCTTTGATAATGTAGCGGAGATATTATCAGTATGTGAGGCAACACCTAACATGCATGAAGCAGTTGAAATACTAGCAGGTATTTATACACCACCAATATTACCAGACACATACACAGATGGAAGTAAGGACATCTGGACAAAAGTGTGGTACACACCAATATTACAACAAGTGCAAGCAGTTAGAACTGCAAATAAGAAGAAAGTAGTGTATTATGATAACAGAATCATAACAGGTCAAAGAATACAAGAGGATTATGATGGGACAGTTGATAAATCAACAGTAGTATTCCCTGATTTTGATCCTCGTTATGGCGATGATGACAGAGATTACAAAGAACACGTCTACATAAAATTAGAAGAGATGGAGGATGTGAATAAGACATTCTCATTGAAAATGTGGGAAAGATAACTTTGAGCCATACCTAAGTCAAGTATTAAAACTGACTTATTTATTAACTAACAAGTAAAACACCAATGAAGCATTTAAACTACCAAACTGAGAAGTTTACGTTGCATGTGGAGGTACAAGACGTACTTACACAAGCAGACAAAGACATTATTACTGTATTATTTCAATCACTGATTGAGAGTAAAGAAGAAGTTAAACCTGTAAAATACGGTAAGACTGGTATTAGTGATGAAGCTATTAAAGAGCAGGTATTACGCACTTTAATTGATAAGGAGAAAGCAGTATCGTGTAAAAACGGAGATTGTAGAATTCCTACAAGTGTGGATGAAATTCCACCAAACCTTTTGAAGAAGTCTTCGGACACTTACAAGAGAGCAAGAGCTAAACTAAACTATTTACTTAAAAAGACAGTATAATGACTAGATCTGAAAGAAAAGACTTGCGAAGAGAAGAAGCTATTGAAAGAGCAACTTCAAGAGAAAGCTTCCTAAATAAGAATGGAAGAGAAGGGTATATTACTCTTCTTAACCATTTAAATGTTAAGTTCCCAAATGGAGCTAACAAAGAAAGAAAGAAGCTGACTAAAATGATTGCAGCATGCAAGCAGTAACAATAGACTGCACTGAATGTGGGCATGATGTAGGACACACAATTGAGGAGTATCCACAGTTAGCTGAATGTTCAGTTTGTCAACACTTAAATGATGTGATATGAGCAGTCAAGACTTTAATATCCTGAGAATAGAGGCTATGGAAAAGAGAATAAAGGAGTTAGAGCAATCTAAACTCCTTTACGCTCTTATGTTATTTAATCTAGATTCATTACCAAT